GCATTATCATCCCCCGTAGGGTTTTGCTGATACTGAGCATTCCACTTACTAGGGGGTATCGATGCCTGTACCTTCTCCAAATCATCTATAGGCCAAAACTCAGGCCAACACGAATTGCCACTCGGCATGACCGCAGGTAACTCAACCACCTCCCATTGATCCGCCCTCTCATCCTTCATCATCTGACGCTGTAACTGACCCGTTAAATCCTTCTCCGACCACCGCGTCATAACCAGAATAATAGAACCACCAGGTTGCAATCTCTGTCTTGGGCCACCCGTGTACCAATCCCAATCATTGTCAAACCCACTAGCCGACATCGCAGTCTGCTCCGAATGCGGATCATCAATGATAATCAAATCACCACCCCTTCCAGCCAAGTTTGAGCCAACCCCAACAGCATAATACATACCACCACGAGCCGTGTCCCACCTACCAGAAGCTTTACTGTCAACCGATAACCGCGCATCAGGGAAAATATCCGTGTAATCTTCCCGTTCCAGAAGGTTCTTAATCTTTCTACCAAAAGATACCGCAAGTTCCGTGGTGTGCGTTGCCTGAATAATCTTCATGTTCGGGTTTTTGCCAATCATCCACGCAGGCAAAAGGTAACTTGCAAACTCTGACTTCGTATGACGAGGAGCCATATTGATTATCAGACGTTTTAACTCGCCTCGCGCTACTCTTTCAAACTTTTCAGCTATAATTCTGTGGTGTTCTCCAGCTATAAACTCAGGCCACATGACGTTTACGAAGGTTAAAAAGTCATTTTTACAAGCATCTACACGATTTAACTGAGCTAACCGTAGTTCAAGCTTATTTATTCTATGTTCAATGTCTAGTTCGCTCAAAACAAGCTCCTATATGTTAATAATCTTATATCATAGGTTTTGAATATTGTAAAATTTTTTGGGGGCTGGGACTCCTGAACAATAATTAGGCAATCTTCGGTTAACTAATCTAATACTTTGATTACTTTTTAGGCAATAAACAATTTTTGTACGTTTTTTATGAATATTGTTTGTCAGAAACATGGTCCTTGACATTGTCTGCTGACACTGGTGCGCGATTTTTGGATTTCTGACATTAAAAAAGGTGCGTAAATTGTTGTAAATTAAGTTTAAATAGGTGGTCATGGTTCGCGCCTCACTAAACTAGATCAATTTACCAAGTAAAACGAGCACCGACTCACGGATCACGCATCATGAACCGCGAATCGTGTCCCATAGGTTTAGGACAATTGAGATCGGCACGCGGTCGCAGATTTAACCTATAAAAAAAACCGTGTAATGATTCGCTCACTACACGGTTAATTTTTAAAAGTTTAAGCGAATTCTAATTGGCTAGCGGTTTTTATTTTATTCCAATTAGAGGCTGACATATTAAGAACCGATCCGCCTAATTTTTGCCAATCATCAACTAGATCAGGTTTTACTTTGTGTGATACAGCAGTCACGCCATTCATCAACGTGGCACGGCTCAACGGTTCGTTACGGTAACCGTCTTGCTGTAACGTTTGCAATAAACCGTCCAGAATCAAGCTTGTTTCCTTTTGAGGAATTTTTAAAACTTCTCCAAGTGATTCGGACACTTTACTAATTGAATATTCACCCTCGATAATATCGGAGCTAGCTTGTTTCATTTGATCCAGAATTTCATCAAACGATTCACGACTAGCAAATGATTCGACAATATCGCGCAGTTTAAGCGATAAAGCTTTATTGTCAGCGTCTTTCGCTTCATCAGTCAAAATAGACCATTGATCCGAATCTTCACGAGCTGAAGTAATATGGCTAGATCTTGTTTCGTTACGCGATTGCATCCCATTTTTGCAAGCTAGCGTCCATGTAATCTGACCGACTCTAACCGATCCTTGTCCTACCTCACTATTCGAGATAATGATCCCATTTGCCATGACGTCGCCTACATTAGCACCCTCACCCGTTTGGGTTTGGGATTTGAAGCGAGCATACAATTTTGAATCGGTAAGATCCCAATTCATGATTTGCCAATTTGCATCACTCTCAATTAGTTTTGGTAATGTTGACTCTAACAAGTGGACGTTATCAAACGTTTTAAATTTATTTGATAAAAACGCTCTAGCGACATAATCAAAACATTCTTGTTGATCTGTCATGTCAAACATCCGAATCATCTGTCTGGAATTTTGTTTTTGCCAGATTGCATTGATCAACTTGTCGAATTCAAAAGAATATTCATCTTTTAAATATTTAGCTGTTCGTACTTCAATTTTTGCTTTTGACGCT